TTCAGCAACTAAACGAGCTTCACGTTCAGCGGCTTCACGTTTTTCACGCTCTGCTTTTGCAATAGCTTCTTGTTTTTCACGCTCTACACGTTCAGCTTCTTCTTTGGCTTTACGTTCAGCTTCAAGGCGGGCTTTTTCAGCAGCTTCATGTGCAATGCGTTCTTCATGTTCTCGTTGTAAACGCTCTTGCTCAGCTTTGCGTAAGCGTTCAAGTTCGGCAGATTCAGCTTCGAATTTTTCACGATCCACAAGGGCAGTGCGTAACTTGTCTAAAGTCTCAAGTTTTGCTAGTTTGGCCTCTTGCTCGTATTCCTCAAATGAAGTATCTACTTCAAAACCTTCAAGCTCTAAGATGCGACTTTTAATTTCAATAGACTCTTGATAAGGAGTACGCTCGTCATGAAGGCTTTTAATTGCACGAATATTTGCTTGATGTTTTTCAACACGATCTTTCTCAGCTTGTTCCCAAGCATCGCGTGGTGCCAAAACCTCATTGCGCAATAAATCAAGCTTCTTAACAATTGAGATTCGATCATCATCAATCACTTTGATTTGGGCTTTTTGTTCAGCTACTAATTCTTTGCCGCATTTCTCAATAAGTGTTTTTGACTTACTGATTTTTAACGCAAGCGAACCAATCGCATCACGGCCTTTTTTAGTGCTTACATCTGGCACATGAGAACAAACTTCTTGAGCAATGCGCTCATACAATTCATCTGTACCGCCACGTTTAGCGAAAGCCGCTACAATTACGTTGTGTTCTAATACTTGTAATTCATTAACTTGTGTATTTACTGGCGCATTCATAATCTTCTCCTAATTCTTTTCTACTGGGCGTTGTTCTAATGACAATCCCCAATCTGAAATTGTTTTTCGTGGTTTATTGCCAAAGAAGTGAAGGTACTCATTTGCTGGAAGCCACTTCCCGTAAGTCATTGGCACAGGCGGAACATCAAATCCAAAAATGTCACCATTTGAATCTTGCGCAATGAATTGAACTTCTTCGGGTGCATCCGACCAATCGTATTTAGTCTCCATCACCCACCTCTCAACTCTTCATCAGCCAACTCTTCGGCGTAGTATTTAAGCTGCTCGTTTAAGCTGTTTACTTGTGCTTCTGTGAGCTTGAAACGTAGTCCTGTAGGTGACTCTATGCCGTCTTTATCTACGACTACTGCATGAGTTCTTGTGTCTACTGAAAGCACTTCATATTGCTGATCACGAGCACATTCACTGAACTGGTCATTTACTTCACGAGTATCAAAAGATGATTCAGCTTTGATCTGGCAATTAAGGACATTGCAACCCCAAGTAAGGTCGAAATAAACCGTTTCGCCTTCTACTTGAATGTCACTAGACAAATCCAAGTAAGGAAAGCTAGGGCAGAGCAACTCAGGTTTAGCGAACATATTCATGAGTTAGTACCTCGTATCTTTCTGAGTTGCTCTACAACTTGCTTGATCTCGTCCTCAGTTTTCCAAATACCAATAAATTCATTTCCTTTATCGCCATGAACTTCATAGAAATAACGACGGTATCCATCTGTTTTTCCATCATCTAAGATGTAAACATGACAATCTTCTTCTGGCTCAAAAGGCTTCGGCAGCTCCAACTCAAGCTTGATGGTTTGCGGTTTGAGGCGGAAGCTATATGTTCCAGACTTTAAGTCTTCTACTGACCAGTCCTCATCATTAAAAGGACGCCAATTGCAGCTACCATCCACCCATCTGTATTCAACTTCTTGGTCGTCAAGTGCAGCAATCATTGCCTCAGCCCCGCTAATCAAGCCTTGGGCTTTTAACTTGCTTTGTGCAACAAGGTCACGGAGTTGGGGAAGGGTGAGTTCTTTAAATCCTTCTAATAGTGAAACTGAATCAAATCCTGTGCTGTACCAGTAATCCTCTCCACTATCTGTTGTTGCAATCCATCTTGGATAACCAGCAGGAACAAAACATTCTTTTTTGTAGCCCAACTCAAAAAACAACTCCTGAGCCTCTTTGCTCGCCGCTTCATCTTTAACTTTGATTTTGTAGTTATCCATGAGAGGGCTCCTTGTGCGAATCGACATGTTTCGAGCGCTCAGCAAGCATTGCATCTGCTACTTCATATGCACGAGCAGCTAGAGCTTCTTCATTTGCCCAAGAGAAATCTTCACCTTGAGCCGCCAACTCACCTTGCATAGCTGCGATTGCAAATTGATCGCGTAAAGTTAGTATTTCCATCACTTCACCCCCTCAACCTGAACGCGGACATAAAGGTTTTCTTTTGCTTTGAGTTCGTTGACGTGTTGCTCGTCAGCACAGCCACGTAAGAAGGTAAATACAATGAAAGTGATAACCCAGAAAGCTACGAATGCTTTCGAGCCATCCCTAAAGGCTTGGCTAAACTTGTACTTTTCAATTCTTTGATTCATACTTATCTCCGCATTTGATGCAAACCGCCTAGACTCTGACCCCTATGGCGGTTTTTGTTTGTCGATGAGATAAATATCGCATTAACGATAATTTGTGTCAATAGCAATGGCGATAAAATATCGCAAAAATGATAATTTTGTTTAAAAAAAACCACCTTATTGGTGGCTTTTTACTTGAAATGGTGTTTGATATTGGCTTTCACCATATTCAATTCTAAAAAGTGCATCTTCTATATTTAGAAAATCATATACCAGATTCAAGTCATGCGACTTTTTCCTTCGATAAATAAAAAAAAGAGCAACGATAACTGCCAATGATAAAAGAAATAATTGGACAGTTTCTTTAGTTGGATAATTCCATATTGTTGATAGCAAATTAATTGCAAAAACAGTTAAGAATAATCCGCCTATACAACAAATAACTTCAATATAATTATTTAAGCTAGATTCAATTTCGTAGAGTCTTTTTTTCGCTAAAATTCTAAGAGTTTTATAATCAGAATTTTGGTGAAAATTGGTTTTTATTGGAACATGCTTTTTAAAGCTTTCACGCTGCTTTTCTATAAAATTCAAAGCAGACTTTACATCATATTCCACCTGAAAACCTTTCTTATGTTCCCAAGGCTCTTTTAATTTCTTGGGTTTAAAGATAAGTGCATGCGAGAGTAAATTGTCTATCATTATTTTTTTACCAGCTTTCAGTTCTTTGCCACGACCAAGCCCAGCCAATAATCTCAAATTCTTGCTCTTTGATTTGCTCGGCTGTTAAGTGCTCTTCATCATATTCTTCGTGGTTATCACTAACAATACGAATCCCACCAAACGGCAAGTTATACAAGCGCTTGAACTTAAATAAACCTCCATGACATATGGCAAATATTTTTTCGTCCTTAACAGTTTTACGACCTAGATCAACATAAACAGTGTCGCCATCGTTAATGGTCGGTTTCATAGAGCCGCCTTCAGCAGTCATTGCAACACAATTATCTTTGCTAATCCCCAAATTTCTCAAAGTAGATTTCGGCACGCGCAATCTACGCCACTCACTTTTCAAAGCTTCTCCAATTGTTCCAGAACCACATGCAACTTTAAAATCTTTAAAAAACTTAATTTCCACTTCATCATCTTCAAGTGGAGTTTTTGAATCCCAAGCCTCCACACTTCCATATTGCGATTTTGAATTGCCATTTATTAAATAGCTTGTTGTTGTTCCTAAAGCCTCGGCAATTGATTCCATATTTTCTGCAGAAGTGCTTTTTTTATTATTTTCTAAATCAGAAATAGTAGATTGCGTAACACCAGCTTGCTTAGCAAGGACTGGTTGAGACCAATTTTTCTCTCTTCGTAAAGAACGAATACGATCACCTACAGACATTTTAATATTCCTATTTGTATATATCGCTATTGTGATACAAAAAACTATCGCAATGGCGGTTGATTAAATATCGCAATCACGATAAATTATCTATAAAGCAATTTATCGGAGCCAACTATGACTACCTGGAGTCAAATAATTAGTGATTTACAGGACAAGGAAAAAGGGAATATGACCCAGCAAGAAATTGCTGAAAGTGTTCACTGTTCCCAAAACTATATAAGCGACTTAAAGAAGGGGAAAAAAGGAAAACGCATTTCCCATGAAATTGCACAAGGACTAATAAACCTTCATCAGCAAAAAATTGTTGCAGAAGTTTAGGTGGTGACATGGCTGAGAAATTAACCGCAAGTGTCACCTTTAAGTGCACGGAAGAAATGAAAATCAAATTAGAGCGTATTGCGCGTTCTAGAAAGTTAAACGGCTCATCTGAGCTAATGCGTATAGCTGCCATGGACATAATCTTCGAGGTTGAGGAGATGCTTAATTGTCTACAAATGCCTATCGATCTGACCACAGTTACCGAAGATACAAGGAATACCAGTGATTTTGAATTAATGCCTTCTCCACCTTTAAGAGATGTAACACCAAAACACACAGGCACAAAAAAGGCCCAACTGTGCGACCAGTTGAACCTAATTTGCCATTCCAATGCAAAACAATGAGATGAAATCGCATGAAGATATTAACAAATGAGGTGAGTCATGGCTAGAGCTAGAAACATCAAACCATCATTTTTTACGAATGATGATCTTGGTGAAATTAATCCACTGGCCAGATTGCTTTTTATAGGCATGTGGACTATCGCCGACTATAAGGGATGTTTTGAATACAAACCGAAGCGTTTAAAAGTCCAAATATTGCCGTATGACAACTGTGATATCGAGCAACTCGTGAATGATCTAGAAAAATCTGGATTTATCTCGATTTATTCGGTACGTGGACGGAAGTACATCAAAGCTATTAATTTTACCAAACATCAGAACCCACATAAGAATGAGAGGGAAGGTGGAAGTGAAATTCCAGATATAGATGAAGCCGATATTGAAGAAGAGGAAAAATCCTTAAAAAACAATGAGTGGGCGAATATCGAGAATAATCTAGAGCAAGACGGAACTGATCGTGCTGATTCCCTTAACCTGATTCCTGATTCCCTTAACCTGATTCCCTCTACCCCAGAGCCGAAAATCGGGAAGACAGTTGACGAAATGTTCACTGAATTTTGGGAAATATATCCAAATAAAAAATCTGGACCAAAAGCAGCCAAGGAAAAATTCAAAAAGATTAATTTCAAAAAACACAGCTTTGAATTAATCATGACTTCACTTGAAAAACACATTCAGTCACTTGATTGGATCAAGGAAGGTGGAAAGTTTATTCCTCATGCCACTACTTGGATTAATCAAGAACGTTGGAATGCTGATATTGGATCTACTCAACAAACAAGTGGGTTCAACTCAAATTATGGGTATCAGTCTTCACAACAACAAACCATTTCTGAACAAGCGAAATGGGATGAGTTCCTAAATCAAAATCAGATTTGGGATGTCACACCAAAAAAGCCGTTACTGATTGAGGGGGTGGGTCATGCGTGAGTTCACCTTTGAAGACGCTTTACGTCTGATTACTAAAATGCGTGGGTTTTATGGAAAGAAATTCACTGATCAATGGGCAGGTGTAGATCCTAAAGATATCGCTGAATCAATGGTTGAGTGCTTTCAAGGATTAACAGCAGAAGATTTCAAACGTGGTGTAACCAAGATGATGAAATCAACATTCTGTCCAACAGTGCCAGAATTTCGCTCATGGTGTGAGCCTAAAGCATCAGATTGGTTAGATGCTCATGAAGCTTGGGCAATTGCTAAGAACTCAATTGAATACGGCACAGGTCGTGAAATGACTGTGGTGTGGACTGAGCAGGCGGCTAAAGCATTCGAGAAGTGTACTGACTTGGTTGCTACTGGTGACAAGTTCCAATTGGCAGAAGCTAAGAAGATCTTTGTGTCTATCTACGATCGCTTAGTGACTGAAGCTAAGGATCAAGGATTAAAGCCAGTCTACAACGTGAGCTTAGGTTTAGATCCAGACCAACGCATTACAGCTATCAAACAAGCTGAGGTGGCAGGGTTCCTATCAACTCAAGAGACACAGCTTCAGCTTGAGCACAAACAAACTAAAGAAGAGCAGCAAGCCGATAACGAGCGATACAAAACGATTGCACAGAAAGCAATTGCGGAGTTACGCGAAAAGCTAAAGATCCAAGCGCCAGTCAACAAAATGGCTGAGGAAATCAAGGAAGTTCAACCTTGGGAACTCAAACCCGACACTGACTATTGGCCAGATCCTTTTGACCAGAAAGATGACTTCAAAAAAATGCTAGAAGCTGACGGCTTGAAAATGCCGATGGCGTTGAGAGGTGCGGCATGAAGCACACCTTGATCTTAGGCGATTGTCTCGAGCAGATGAAAGAAATTGAGTCAGGTACCGTGGACATGATTCTTTGTGATTTGCCATACGGTACCACTTGCTGTGCATGGGATTCAGTAATTCCTTTTGAGCCTCTTTGGGAGCAATACGAAAGAGTTATTAAAGAGAATGGCGCAATTGTTCTATTTGCAGCTCATCCATTTACAGCAGTACTTGCGACATCAAATCTAAATCTATTTCGCTACGAGTGGATTTGGGAGAAACCTGCAGCTACTGGATTCTTTAATGCACATTTCCAGCCGTTACGTGCACATGAAAACATCCTTGTGTTTTACAAAGCTAAGCCAACATTTAACCCCATCAAAACCTTTGGTCATGAGCGTAAGACAGCCAAGCGTAAAGACATTGGATCAGAACATTACGGCAAGCAAGTAAATATCAAGGCTTACGACTCAACAGAGCGGTACCCACGTTCAGTTCAGTTATTCAGTAGTGATAAGCAAAAAGCTAATTTCCATCCGACCCAGAAGCCAGTTGCTCTTTGTGAGTACTTGATTCGCACATACACAAACGAAGGTGAAACAGTACTCGACAACACAATGGGTAGCGGTACCACGGGTGTTGCATGTGTGAATACAGGTCGCAACTTCATTGGGATAGAGAAAGAGAAAAAGTATTTCGAGATTGCTCAAGAACGTATTGATCAAGCAGGTACTGAAAAGCGTATGCAGCCTGATCTATTTGGAGAAATAGCATGATGCTTTCAGAAATTAGGCAACAATTGGCTGTAGTAGCTCAGCGTAATGGCAGACCAGAGTACGAATTGTGTGTGCTCAAAGCTGTTCAGTTCGCTGTGATGAATGGAACAGATCATCCGCTTAAAGAGTATTTGAATAAACCTCAAGTAGCGCTAAAGAGTGTGTCAACTGTTAAAGGCCCTTCGGCTAAGTCTGGCCCTAAACGCGCTCAAGCAACTGCTGAAGAAATTAAAGCACTTTGTGAATGGGTTTCAGATGAAGTTGGACGTCAAGTCATGCTTGCAGAGAAGGCAGATACAGCACCATCAGTGCTTTGGAGAATCAACAGAACTGGTGCTTGCACGAAAGCTTTGTACACCCGTCTGATGAAAGCCAGAAAGGAAATAGAAAAACATCAAAAAGCTAATCCAATCTTAAAAACTCGTAATGAAGCACTAGCAAAAGGTCTATCTCATTATCAAGGCCGTATGTGTGAGAAGTGCAAAACAACAACTCGCTATGTCACTTGCAACAAGTGTGTTCACTGCATGGCAGAAGCTAATAAGCGCAAAAAGGAGTTAGCAGCATGAAGAAACAACGCAAAGCTCCTAAAGCTCAACACTTCCAATTGTCTTGGAATGTATTCAATGCAGTTGAAATCGTAGAGCAATACGAAAAGCAGTCAGGTGATACAAGTGGTCAACTGCCTTTGCCTGTGCTTATGAAGATTTATCAAGGCTCATTACTCACAGCTCTACAGTTTGGGACTATTCCAAATCATCAAACTTATGGCGTGACTTTCTTCGCAAAGATCAAGAAGGACTCAGGTGAGGAAGGAATTGTAGAGCGTGGGTTCCGTATCGATACACCTATGAAGCTATCAGAGTTCATTAACGGTTACTCAGATTGCTATGTGAACAAAGGGCAAGGACTTAAAACCAAAGGCTGGAAAGGCGCTAAGGAAGAGTGGCTGTCGATGATGGATGAAGAGTTCAAAGGCGATACATGTCTTGATGCTTGGGCAGTGGCTAATTGCCTTCATAGAGCTAATAAGAACGTGACCAAACGTGACGGGGTGAAGGGATGAAGCTAATAATTGGTAATAAATACAAGTGGTCACATGAGCCACAAGTTCTTGTTTACATAGGCACAAAGAACGGATGGCATCAATTCACCTTCAGAGATCGCATTTGGTGTGAGTGCTTAGATTCTGACTTGCCATATATGGAGGAAGTCCAATGAAAGCCACCCAATTCATCAAAGACCACGGTTTAGAGAAGGCGAGAGAGGTTGTTGGTGGTGCGCCTAGCAACGCTGAGAGCTTCCAAGACGGTTATTACTTTCGCACTAAGCCTGAGTTTCAGTTTCACAATGGTTTTCATCCAGTTTGGAATCTAACAGACAACAATGGTGAATGGTTTAAGAAGCGTGGTTTTGAACCAGTGCAAATCAATGATCTCAAAATCCTTTTAGAAAGCCTTCGCATCGTTGAGCAGTTTGGTGGAATTGAGAAAGCAAAGTTCACATCACGCACTAAAAATGGCATGGGTTATTTGAAGGAATGCATTAAAGACCACGAATCAATATACGGAGGCGGTGAATCTCATGCCAACTAGATATAACACAGGCGAGTATAGCTACGATCTTGAATATCACTATGGAGATATGTCAGCAAGCATGGAGATGCTTAGAGCACGTTTAATTGAATTGTTGACTCCTCATCTGTCTGGCCGTTATGTGAAATGGAGAGAAGCATATTTCACATGGTTTACAAAGTGCGGCGGGGATTCGGGGGGGATGTTTTGTGTAGGTCCACACGAATTTCATATTGATGGGGCGTTAAGGCGCTATTACTCAGGTTCTATTGATATTACCTACAACCAGAAAGATCGATATTTCTTGGTGGGTGAGAAAAAGAAAGTCAAATGTAAGGCTTGTAAGGGGTTTGGCTTCATTCGAGATGATGGGTGGGGGCATATAGATAAATGTGAAATGTGTGATGCAGAAAAAGGAGCCAGCCATGAGTGAGTTTGAGGGTAAATCTGGAAAGTGGGCTTGGGAGATTCAAAAAGAACAACAAGCGAATTTAGTTGAGCTAAGAAGTTCAATTGAAAACCTAGTTCAAAAGTATAAACACGATGCTCATGCTTCAAGCCTTTTTGGCGATCAAGATAAAGCACGAGTTTATAACTGCTTTGCTAATCAGTTGAAAAATTTGCTGAAAGGTGGTGCTTGATGTCATCAGTCAGCATTGCTGAATACCGCAAGTTATTTCCGATAAAGAAAAATAAAAAGCGGCGTTCAGCAAAGCAAGTTGCCAGACAACCAAGTGTGGGTGAAATGGTTCTGGCAACGCATTTAAGAGCATGCAAGATCGGTTTTGAACAGGAATATAAGTTCCATCCAAAACGCAAATGGAGAGCTGATTTTCTGATTATTGGTACAAAAATTTTGATTGAGGTTGAAGGCGGGATCTGGAGTGGAGGCCGTCATACAAGGGGCAAAGGCTATATAGGGGATATGGAGAAATACAACTCCGCAGCAATGATGGGTTTTACAGTTTTACGGTTCAGCACAGAGCAAGTTAAAGCAGGCGTTAAGGTGTTAATGTGATCTTTAGCTTGAGTAATCAGGTCAGCCAAGAAAGTAGGGTGTGCTTTTTTGTTGTCTGTGAGATAAATATCGCATTTCCGATATTATTAGTCAATAGGTAATCCGATATTTTTATAGAAAATCCGATTTTTTATGCTTTAATAGACAAAAGAAAACCCACACTGGGTGGGTTGGATGATAATAAATCGTTAAAATTTATTTATTGTTTAGTACCTTTGCCTTAGCTTCCCTTGATTCTTTACGTGCTTTAAGAGTTTTTTCCAACATTGAGATTTCTCTTAAATCACTCCAAGCCAAAAAAAAGCTAACAATTGAAGAAAGCCCGATTGATAGGATTAAAGCCAACAAATGCTTTTCAGTAAGTAAATTTATTGAATTTAGGACAAATATACTAAAAACAATAACAATAAAAAGAATAGCTACATATAAGGACGACTTACTTCGTATATCTACTGTTGAAGTTAATCTGTCTCTCTCAGACTGACTTAATCCATCAAGTTTGAGTGCATCTAGCATGCCCTTATAGGCTAAATAAATTTGACTTAAGGGCAAAAGCAAAACAAACGAAAATTGGGTTAAGCTAATACTGATATTTAAATCCAAATATCTGAAAGATATTGAAAAAATGACAAAAAAGGCTACTAACACTAGCGCAATAAATCTAGCATTGTTATAGAACGGTAAGTAGCGTTTAGCCATATTTAATCGCCAAAATTAATATTGGTGGTCATCCAATTATACAACTGAACTTTAAGCCCATCGTTATAAACTTTATTATTAATCGTTTCAACGGAAATCTTTCCACTCATTTTTAAATTATCAGCAGTAACCTTTGTTCCATCTTCTAGAGTAATAACATAGTCATCATTATGTCTCATAGATGAAGCTACTGTATCAATAACTTTTTGTCCGCTTTTTGATGTGCGCCGGTTATAAGTTAGAGTTAATTTCAGCTTAAGATTAGCATCATCCAACCCA